AATCTATTAATAATATAGACGGAGTGGTTAAATTTTCTACTAGAAGAGAATATAATGGTAAAACGCTTATTAACAGAAATCTTTCAATTATAGCTACTAACCCTGTCTATGAGATGGCAGACAATGAGGTTTATCAGCAAGATATTTCGCTACCATTTTTTAAATTTGCTTACTTTAAAAATCTTTCAGATATTTCTAGTAAAATAACAGTAGTTAGACAAGGATAATGCCAAACTTAACTTCAAACACAGGTTATTGGAATTTTAATGTCAACAATGTTTTTGACAACCCTTCCCTATCATCTTATGCTCTAAGTGAAACACCTCTTAGATTTGTTTTTAACAAATATAGAGAAGAGTATTATAGTTCTGATTACGTGTTATGGGACTTCGGCGATGGCTCTCCTAAGTACAAAGGCTTATCTGCAGAACATTATTATTATTACCCTGGTGAGTATAAAGTTACTTGTAATTTAATGCTTTCATCTTCTACCTCTGTAATTAATACTTTTAGTAAGACAGTTACAATTAAAGATTTTATTCCTAATACATTCGCTTTCAGAGGCGATACAGCAGCTTTATTTCTAACTGCTGGTATCTTTTCTGACTTGCTTACCGTTGATAGATTTAACAGCTTGCAATCATATGGTTCAGGTTATAGTTTCTTTTTAAATGCTAGCGGTTCTAATAGTTTATACTACGATAGAACAAAAGCAGAAAAAGAGCCTTATTCATTTTTATTACCAACACATAGATTTGT